GAAAAACAACTAGAGGCACAACATATCAAAAAGAAGGTAAAAGATTATCTATTAAAGATCAAAATAAAATAAAAGCTAAATTTGATTTGCCAGAAGGTGTAAAAGAATGGGATTTTGTAAATAATAAATATGGAATTAAGCAAGGAGAAAAATATAAAAATCTTGTTAAAAGAATGGCACAAACCGTAGCCGATAAAAATCCATGGACATTAGCTGCTGATTTTGGTTCGACAAAAGGTTGGATGCTGGCTCAAATGGAAAGAGTTTATAAAAATGAAATAAAAAATAATCCAACTGGTAAATTAACATATGAACCAAAATATGAAAAAATAAATGGTGTAAAAAGAATTATAGGTTTTAAGGATAATACTAAAGCGGGTGGTGGTAAAACTTATTACGGTTTAAATAAATATACAAAGAAAAAAGCTGGAGATTGGACTAAACATGGAGATTGGAAATTAAATCAAAAATTAGTAGACATATCAAAAAGAAGTTTTAATCAACCAAATGAAGTTATAACTGGTTTATTAAAAGAAAAAGGGTTTACAGATAAAATTAGATTAAATGATTTAATTAATTATTTAGCTGGAACCGAAGCCACTTCTGCAGAAAATTTAAAAAATGCTATCGTTAAACACCACAATTCAGGTGTAGCCTTTGGAAGTGCAACTAATGATTTATCTTTAACAACACAAACAATAAATAAAAAAATAGTAGAAGCAGAAAAAAGAATTAGAGCAAATAATATATTACCAGAAGATGTTCAATTATTAAAAAATAATAATATATATGTTAGAAGTGGAGATGGTAAGTTGTATGGAGCAGGTTCTAAAACACCTATAGGTCAATTTAAACAAATAGAAAAAGCGGTTGAGGAAGCCGTGCGTTCTCCAAACTTCAATGTAAAAGGTCTTGTGCCTTTTATGAAAGAATTAGGAATTAAGTGTCGACTTTCTACTGGTATCAATTGTATGAATCCAAAAGCATATGAAAAATCTTTAAATGAATTAATTGTAAAATCAAATGCTGGAGATGCTGCAGCAAAAGCTAAAATGCTTAAATTTGGTAATAAAGTTTCTACAGCAGGTAGATTAATAAAAGGTGCTTTAGGCCCCATTGCAATAGCGAGTGAAATTGCTTTGGATGTGGGTTTATCTCTTTACGATACAATGGATAAAGGTGTTCCTGTTAAACAAGCTTTTGCTGATTCATTAACAAATAAATATATTTTAGGTCCTGAGTTACAAGTAGATAAACAAGAAGAAATTAAAAAAGAATTATTAGAAAGAGAAATGCCAGATGGCACAAAAATTATGTTAGAAGATACACCTTTTAATCGTCAAAGAGGATTAGAGTTTGCGATGGCAAAACGTGGTGAAAGAAAGGGTAAAACTATTTTTGGTGTACCACTCATGGCTCAGAGTAAAGAGGCTGATAAACAGAGATTAAAAGAGAGACAAAAACAAATGGATGCTTTGTATGCAGATGAATTAGCGAGTAAAGATTTAAGTAACGAGGAAATAGATGCATTTTTGGCTGGAGAAGGTGTATACAGTCCCTACACTTTAGGTCTTGGTATGCAACAAAAAAAACCTGGAGAGGGAGAAATGAGATACAATGAAGATGTAGCTTATGATGAGTTAAGAGACCTTTTTAATAAAAGTGTACAAGATGCAATAATCAGTAAACAGTTTAAAAACATAGCTGATGCCGGTGGGGTAGCTAATTTAGCAGGAGGTGGTATAGCAAAATTAGCTGGTGTAGACTCAGGTCCACCACCAGAAGCAGGCCCTAATTCACGGGGGTTGTCATCATTAATGAAACGTGGTACTAACACATAGGAGTATAAATGGCAGAAATCGATAAGGGACTCCCGAACACTAGAACTGAAATAAAAATTCCTTCTGAAGAGGAATTACAAGAAGTTAATGTTCAGGAAGAAACACCAGAAAAAGGACCCGTAGAGGTCATTCCAGAAGAAGACGGCGGCGCAACAATAGATTTTGAACCGGGAGCTATAAATATACCTGGAACAGAAAACCACTTTGATAATTTAGCAGATATTTTACCTGATGATATTTTAGATCCCATTGGTAATGAAATGGTTCAAAACTACATGGACTATAAAGCATCAAGAAAAGATTGGGAAAATTCATATAAACAAGGTTTAGATCTTTTAGGATTTAAATACGAAAATAGAACAGAGCCTTTTCAAGGAGCAAGTGGTGCAACTCACCCAGTGTTAGCAGAAGCTGTTACACAGTTTCAAGCACAAGCATATAAAGAATTATTACCAAGTGATGGACCAGTAAGAACACAAATCATAGGTGTTAAAAATCCTGCAACAGAACAACAAGCACAACGTGTAAAAGATTTTATGAACTATCTTGTGATGGATCAAATGAAAGAATACGAAGAAGAGTTTGACTCTATGTTATTTCATTTACCTCTCGCAGGATCTACATTTAAAAAAGTTTACTATGATGTTCCACTAGGTAGAGCTGTATCTAAATTTGTACCAGCAGACGAATTGGTTGTGCCTTATACTGCAACATCAATTGAAGATGCAGAGGCTGTTATACATACAGTTAAAATGTCAGAAAACGAATTAAGAAAACAACAAGTCAGTGGTTTTTATAGAGATGTAGAATTAGCACCACCGTCTAATGTTGAAAGAAACGAATTAGAAAAAAAAGAAAGAGAATTAGATGGCACTAAAAAAACTGGTAAACAAGAATCAGTTTATACTTTGTTAGAGTGTCACGTTAATTTAGATTTAGAGGGGTTCGAAGATGTAAACTCTGAAGGACCTACTGGAATAAAATTACCTTACATCGTAACAGTCGAAGAAGGTAGCCGAACAGTTCTTTCTATTAGAAGGAACTATGCGCCCGATGATCTAAAGAAAAATAAAATTCAATATTTTGTCCACTTCAAATTTCTGCCAGGACTTGGATTTTATGGCTTTGGACTCATTCACATGATTGGCGGATTGAGCCGTACAGCAACAACGGCTCTCCGTCAATTGCTTGACGCAGGGACATTGGCAAACTTACCTGCAGGATTTAAACAAAGAGGTGTAAGAGTTAGAGACGAAGCATCACCAATACAACCAGGTGAATTTAAAGATGTAGATGCACCAGGTGGATCTTTAAGAGATGCATTTTTTCCATTACCCTATAAAGAACCATCACCAACATTATTACAACTATTAGGTGTTGTTGTGCAAGCAGGTCAAAGATTTGCAGCAATAGCTGATATGCAGGTTGGTGAAACAAAACAAAATGCTGCTGTAGGAACTACAATTGCATTGTTAGAAAGAGGTTCAAGAGTCATGAGCGCAATACATAAAAGATGTTATGCAGCCATGAAAGATGAGTTTAGAATTTTAGCAAAAGTAGTTGCACAATATTTACCACCAGAATATCCATACGATGTTGTTGGTGGACAAAGAAATATTAAACAAGCAGATTTTGATCAAAGAGTAGATGTTGTACCTGTTGCAGATCCAAATATATTTTCTATGAGTCAGAGAATTACACTTGCACAAACACAGCTACAACTTGCAACATCACAACCACAAATACATAACTTGTATCAAGTGTACAGAAACATGTACGAAGCAATTGGTGTTAAAAATGTAGATGCAGTTTTACCACCACCAGCACCAAATGCACCTATGGATCCAAGTATGGAGCACATAAATGCGTTAGCTGGTAAACCTTTTCAAGCTTTTCCTGGTCAAGATCACAGAGCACACATTACTGCTCACTTAAATTTTATGTCAACTAACATGGTTAGAAATAATCCTGTGGTTATGGCTGCAATTCAAAAAAATATTCTTGAGCACATATCAATTATGGCACAAGAGCAAGTACAATTAGAGTTTAGAGAACAAATGCAACAGATGATGATGCTACAACAACAAGCAGCAATGAATCCACAAGTACAACAACAGCTACAAATGCTAACAAATCAAGTAGAAGCAAGAAAAGCTGTGTTGATAGCAGAGATGACAGAGGAATTTATGAACGAAGAGAAGAAAATTACGTCACAATTTGACTCTGATCCGTTGTTAAAACTAAAATCTAGAGAGGTTGACTTACGTGCAATGGAAAATGAGCGTAAAAAAGACAATGATAAAGCACAAATTGACCTTGCAAAAGCAAGATTAATGCAACAAGGTGATATTGCAGAAGATAAAATGGAGCAAAACGAAGATTTAGCTCTC